GATATACGGCACTAAAAAACATCTCTGCTATATTAGCAGGTACGAAAGCAAACTCATCAAGAAAGATAATGTTGTACGAACCACCTCGAATAGCACTTGAAGATGTTGCAGCCGCCACAATGATTGACTTGTTTTCTAATTCAATGTTACCTTTGTTCCAGTTAATAACTCCTTGTTGCATCCACTTCGGTAGATTTTCATATGCTAACTGTACTCTACTTAAAATATCTCTAGCAGTAGATGATTTGTTTGCTAGAATAGCAATATTAGAATTAGGATTGAAAAGAGCATAATGAAGCAAGTAAGACACAGTAGTTGTAGATTTACCACTTTGTCTAGGTAGTTTACAAATAGTGAAACGGTTGTCATGGATTGTCCTTACAATATGTTTTTGAAAATCATACATTTGAAAAGGCACTAAGCCTTCATCAAGAGATACGATACGAATGTAGGTCTCCATAAAATAGATAGGGTCTTCAGCACACTTTTGATATTCTTGAATTTGTTTTTTAGTAAATTCAATAGGTGTGTTGACCTTTTTAAGATTCGGGTTACCTAGATATGCGTCACTCATTTTAAATTGAATACCATCCTGTTATTATATATTTTTCTTTAGTATTTGAAACTCTGCCTCTATGCATATGTGTCCATGCTGAAGGCCATATTAATGTTAATCCCTTTTCGGCTCTTACTGTCATATTTTGATATAAAAACTCTGTGCCACCATCTGGTACATCATTTAGATAAGTCATAAAAGCAAACAATCTATTCATAGTAACATAGTTTTCAAAATGCCATACTTTATAACCACCACCTATTGGATATTTTTGTATACCAAAATCTTCTTTTATATGAAATCTTTTTTGTGCATGAACACCCTCATACTTATTTTCATATGATTTCAAACAAGCGCCTAGAGAGTCTTTATAATCTGCTACAGGTCCTTCGTGAAAATCTCCAGGAAATTGTAAATCATTTGAGTCTTTTATTTTTTTATCAACTACAATATCTGCTTTATCATTAACATCTCTTTTATTAACAATGCCTGGTTGTGCTTTAGATTTGTGTTCTTCATAAAAATCTACTAAATTATCACAAATCTTAGGGTCAATGTAATATCCACCCATGCAAAAACTAAAAGGTATATCTAATTCTTTTTCAATCATCTAACACTACACCCTCTATGTGAGTGTATCCCATTTTTAAAGCCGCTTGTACTCTTTGACTGCCTCTAAAAACTGAATATTCTTTTTCAGCATATGTAACATTGCCGACACCTTTTCTAGGTGTTTTTGATACTGTGTACTTTCTAACTTCTATGGGGTTTAACAAGTCTTTACCACGAATTAAATCGGGTAACGGCGTCATAGATTTGATATAATGGATTTTACTTAATTCCAGTATTATCTTGTTCGGTACTTGTTTCTGTGCCTTCAATAACTTCATCATCTTTCCTATTTAACATTTTTTGTAGTTCATTAGTAGAACCTACAAATAATGCATTTTTAATATTTGTGTTGGCAGTCTTTGGTAATTCTTTTAAATCTTTTAATTTCTTTTGTAAGTCTTGTAACTTATCAACCGTTCCAGCAACTGTAGTAATCAATTGACCAGCAACCTCATAAGCTCTAGGATGCTGACCCTCTTTTGCAATATCTAATATACCCTCGATTGCTTCATTACCTTTATCAATAAGATTATAGTAATTCTCTCTACTATTTTCATAATCTTGGTCAACATGAGGTTTATCTTCATCTATTTTTCTAGGTACAGGTGCTGGCTGTTCAAATTCTGAAAGAGAAAACTTTTCTTCTTTTTTCTCTATACCTAGAATCTCATTTACATTATCTTCCAATTTTGACATTGTATATTAGCCAGCGTTTCTTAAAGTTGTACCTGTTTCAGCGTCTAATACCCAACCTACTTGAACATTATTTACATCAGCGTGGTCATCTTCTAATTCGACTTTTTTATAACCTGATTTCAATGTTTTTCTTTGAGCATCAGTACCTTCCCAATCTTCAACATAAGGAACCATTGCTCCCGAAACTGCATGATTTCCGTCTGCGTCAAGACCAGGTGTTCTTATAATATTAAAAACATCAACAACTACACCACCTTTAGAGCCTGTAGCTTCGTAACCATCTAACTTGACCATTACTGTTTTTATGTGTGTTGCACTCATAATTTTTCTCCTTTTACCCTATATTTATATTATTAAAATCTGCATTATATGAAATAATCGTTTTGCGAGATTTATTATTTGATTGTGATTTGTGAGCCAACATAGAAGGAAATGTAATTAAATCTCCTTCTTCTAACTCAAATTTATATTCCTGTTTTGTAACATTGTCATAAAATACGGTAGAGTTTTTATTTTCTAACTCTACATAATACACATTTGACAATAAAGTCGTAGGATGTACATGCCAATTATGATAGTCTGTGTCTTGATATTGTTGATACCAATAATTAATTATCCAATATTCTTCAGCATTGTAAAAGTTTTTAATGTTATCATTATATGATTGAATTGTTTTTAAAAATAGGTCACCATAATCTCTAGTATGTTCTTTTGGTAAATAATAATCTGTTTTTTTAATACTTTCAAAATCAGTTGTAACTTTCTTATCAGGCATTTTGGCCATCATAGATAATAAAACATCTTTTATTTGATTATGTTCTTTTATTTTTTGAACAAGAATATATGACTTTATTGGTTTTACATCAATCATGGTAATCTATGTTAATACACATTCTATAATCACTTTTTGTAGGATGACTACTTGTGTGTAAAGTATCTCCGTTAAATAATAATATTCTACCCTTTTTAGGTTTTACTCTACGAACAATCTCTAACTTGTCATTAAATAATATAGTATCACCATCACTATCATTTACATAATATAATGCGACTTTATGAGGTTGATAATTACCATTTTTATTATATAAATCTATGTGTGGTGTATTATGATATACTTCATTATTATCGGTAAATTGAGTTTGTAAGTTTGCTTTTGCTCTGTAAATAAAAATCTTATTAGGCAATCTGTTAATTATATTGTCAACAATATCTGTTTTGTGTGAAACCTTTTTATTTTCGTTATATAAATCATGTGATAATAACAAATATTCTTTAAGATTTTTCATATGAGAATATTTTTTTGTTTGCCATTCAGGACATGTAAAATAAGACCTTGAAAAATACCATTTAAAATCTCTTTCAAGTAATTCTTTTTCTATGTAATCTGCATAGTCTTTATCAACAAAATTATCTAATACTTCAATCATTTGGTATCACCATATTATAGTTTATAATAATTCTGTAATTACTTTTTACAGGATTACTACCAGCATGAAGTATATTACCATTAAACAGAACATATCTACCTCTTTTAGGTGCAACTCTTCTTATTTCATTTTCATTTTCATCAAAAAATATAGTGTCACCATCACAATCATTGACATAATAAATCAATACATGATGAGGCATATCTAAAAAATCTACATGAGGACTATTATGCATATCTGGTTGATTACCAGTATATTGAGTTTGCATATTAGCTTTTGCTCTTATCAGATTTACATTCTTAATATTGTTATGTTTTAAAAATGCGTCTAATACTATATCTGCAATTTTAGTATTATCACTTTGACTTTCTAACTCATAAAAATCATGTACAAACTTTATATAATCTTTTACATTTTTATTATCTTTATATTTTTCTAACACAGTATTAGACAAAGAAACAATATTACCTGCCACATTCCAAGGACATTTATCAAAGTCTTCTTCTATTTGCAATGCAACTTTGTCGTCTAATAAATTATCAAATATTTTAATGTCCGTTGGCTGATACGACATATCTAAATCCTTCAAATTCTTTTTTTTCTACTTCATGTTTTACATAAGCAGGAAAAATACACATTAATCCGTTCACAGGTTTTACTTGATATTTTGAGGTGGGAAAAATAATACTAGGTCCGTTTTCTGGTGGATTAATATAGTATGACATGGACCATAACGCTGGCCAATGGTCATGCAAATTTGCATAATCACCACTTTTGTACTTCATACCCCACATATCTTTAACTCTCATACCATAAGTTCTTTTATGGTCATTAAAAGATATTTCTTTTGCTATTTCTCTAAAGATGTAAGAAAGTTTTATAAATCCAGGTCTGTCTGCCATTTTCCACTCTGTCATTTGTGCTTTGACATTTGTGGTATTGCCTTGAACATCACCTACCTCATCTATAACAGAAACAATTTGACGATTCATTTCTTCATCATCAATTATTGAAGTGTAGATTAAATGTTCTTGATTAGTTGTTACTTTTTGACCGTGTACTTTTATCATCAATTGACCTCATAATTTTATTCATCACTACCACTCGTAGGGTTATATCGTTTACTATCAGTATGAAAAGTTAAACTTGTTGTAAATCCAAAATCATCATCACCGTCAGCTGATGTAGGATTTGGAACCACAATAATTCTTTCTTCTCTTGTTAATGGACTTTCTGTATCTGTACCAAGGTCAGATTGAACAGTTTTAATAACACCTTGATTGGTCATTGGACCATATAGATATGTCTTAGCAGTAAAACTTAATGTGTAAATTACTGCTCGTCTTTGTGTAAATTCACCATTGTATGTGTCTTCATAATTTACACTATTTAAAATAATTGGTACATCTCTTTTTATATCTAACTCAGGTACCATGTTCATAGTTACAGTATATTCTGGTTGAAAGAATGGTAAAATTTGTTCTATGATTTGTAAACCATTTTCAGCAGTTGCTGTAAAAGAGTATAAGTTAAAATTAATATTATATGGAACAGGTGTATAATTGTATTCCATTTTTTTGCCATCTTCGCCAGATTTTACTCTGATAAGTTTTTGCATTTTATTAATTTTTCTAGTAGCGTCATAAGACAAACCAGTAATTTCAAATCCCATTCTAGGTAATGTAACAGCAACCTCTCTGTCCTCTGATAAATTAGCTTGTTGTTCTAACCTTACTAAAAATTTTTCTTTTGGTGCATACGCCAATGGCACTCTTAATCTTTTTGTGATTGCACCTGTACTACTAGTGTTTTGAATTATTACATTATTAAATATTTGACCAAATGCAATAGTTAACTTTCTTAATCCTTCGTTATAAAAATGAGTTCCAAACATTATTCGTCAACCTCTCCAAATGGATTTCTTTCTGTAAAGTCTAATATATCATCTGATAAATCACCAACAGTATCATAACCTGCTTCAGTATTTAAGTCTAAGTTACTTGCATATGGCGATTGTGTTTGTATGTTAGCAGCCACATATGTTTCTTGCATTAACAACGCTGGTTGACCTGTAGAATAATCGTGATAATCTTCTAACATAATTGAACCTGCACCTGTCAATACCTCTTGACCATACTCTAAAGTTAATTTGTGTTGTAATTGGTCTAGTGTATATTTGTCTTCTACTTGGTCTAGTAATTCATTACCAGTATTAATTTGTTCGTTAGCATATTCCCAACGAGTTACTTTTAATTTGTAAACAGGTAAGTTACCAAGTTGATAGAATGGCTCTTGGTCTTCTACGAATTGTATTTCAAAGTATGAGTTTAGTAAAGGTACAAAAACTATATCACCCTCATTAGGACGACCAGTTGCTGTTAGTGTTGCTTTACTACCTACATGGTCTTCAAATCTTCTCTTAGATAATACAAGTGTTGTATCATCTCTAATTTCTAAACCAAACTTATTGATGATTTCATTTTCGCCAGCAAATCCTTCAGTTGTTTCAAAGTACATTTCTAATAGATAAGAGTCGTCAAATCTACTTGATGTATCTTCTCCTAAAACTAAATCTCTATTAACAAGTGTACGAGGTAGATAGTAAATATCCTGTCCAAAAATCTTTAGACTTTCAATTATAATATCTTCGTGTAACCTCTTCTCAGAGTCATTACCAATACCTCTGCCGCCTTGGAAATAGTGATTTACTGCCATGATTTGTTACCCAATCATCATTGCTGGATTTAATTCAAAGGTACTTCTAATCTCTTGTTCTAACTTTTCAATGTCTTGTAAAGCCTCTGAATAAATTTGTCTTCCATTTAATGTAACTCCACCAATCATTGCTACTCCATCAAACTTAGATAG